AGAAGGTGCTCGGTACGACTGATTCTCTTGGATCTCGATTAAAGAGTGGTATCGGATTCGGTGCGCTGATGTCGATAGGTGGCGGAGCAGTACGATTCCTCGGTAACGAGATGCGTAATCTAATGTCGGAAGTCAACGAGACTAATAGTGCGTGGAAATCATTCTCAAATAACATGGCTATGTCTGGCATGAGTCAAAAACAGATTCGAGCCACGAAGAAGGACTTGCAAGCATTCGCGGTTAAGACTGTATATTCCTCAAAAGATATGGCGTCTACATTCGCACAGCTCTATGCGGTCAACAAGAAGACGACTACATCCCTTGTAAAGGGATTTGGTGCGGTTGCTGCCGCGTCTGAAAATCCTAAGCAAGCCATGAAGACGATATCTACTCAGGCGACTCAGATGGCTGCTAAGCCTACTGTTGCGTGGCAGGACTTTAAGTTGATGCTCGAACAGTCGCCAGCAGGACTCGCTCAAGTAGCGAAGGCTATGGGCATGACGACCGCTGAACTCGTTAAGAACGTTCAAGATGGCAAGGTCAAGACCGAGGACTTCTTCAAGGCTATGGAGAAGATGGCAGATAATAAGGCTCTCATGAAGCAAGCCCAGCAGTACAAAACTCTCGGTCAAGCTGCAGAGGGTTTGAGAGCAGTTATAGCATCAGGTCTAGCACCAGCATTCGACGCACTCACTAGAGGCGGAGTATCAATCCTATCGAGTATGATGGAGGGTATATCGAAACGGTTCGCAATCTTGAGTAATGCTTTTAAAGGCGTAGGCAAAGCATGGGGCTCGGCATTTAGTGCAATAGGTAAGGAACTCGACAAGCTTAAGGCAAAAGATGGTCTAAAGAACTTCGAGTCGGGGGCTAAAAGTGCAGCTAGTGCCATGAAAAGCCTAGCAAGTGCTGCCAAAGCTAATGCGAAGCCTATAGCATACCTCATACACCACATTCCAGAACTTATAGAAGTATTTATTGGTTTAAAAATAGCATTAAAGGCTGCTAAATATCTTGATGCAACGGCAAAAGGCGCGGAGGCGGCGGCAAGCGTGCTACCTAAGGTAGGTATGGCAGCTAAAGTATCGGGATCACAAATGTTAGGCTCTGCAAAAGCGTTTATGGCTACAGGTGCGGGCGTTCTGATGATAGCTGCAGGGTTCTACATAATGGCTAAAGCCGCAGTAATGCTCGCTAAGTCGGGTAAGGGTGCTATAGGTGTATTCGCAGGAATGGCTGTTGCTATAGGGCTGTTCGGAGTAGGACTCGTAGCTTTAACAAAGGCTATGGGCTCGATGAATCCGGCAAAGCTAAAAGCAATGTCAGTTGCAATGTTGGCGTTCGGTGCTGCTATAGTTCTGTGTGCTGCAGGAATGTGGATTTTATCTAAGGCAGCGAAAACTATCTCCGATGGCGGAGGGTTAGCCGTTGCGGTTCTTGCGGGTATGGCAATAGCTATAGGACTACTTGTAATAGCATTCGCTAAATTCGGACCCGCTCTCGATGCAGCAATCCCAGCGATGCTCACGTTCGGTGCAATGGTACTGATGATAGGTGCGGGCATATGGCTAGCGGCGAAGGGAATAGCAGCAGTAGTTACTGCGTTCTCAAGCCTAGTTGATTCTGTTACCGGACTCATTAACGTACTACCTACGGCGGCTCAATACGGCTTACAGGCAGCAGGTGGTATAGCTCTAGTCGGTGTAGCGTGCATAGTGGCGGCTGCTGGAGCAATAGTGCTAGGAATAGCTATGCTAGCATTCGGAACGATGGCACTCGGAACAGGAGCAATGCTAATCGGAGCCGGAGCAATGGCGATGGCGGGCGGTATCATGTTCCTATTATTTGGAATAATGGTAGGTCTTGCAGCAGTCGGCGTTGCAGTACTTGCGTTAGCCCTTAAGGCGGTCAACGTATCGATGAGAACAATAGCAAGTAACGCTAAAGCCTCTGCATCAGCACTAGTAACTATGGTGGGCTCAATCAACATAGTTAAGTCAGGGTTAAATGCGATAGGCTCTGCAGCAAGTTCGGCAATGAATAAACTCAAGTCCGCATTTAGCGGTGCAGCACAAGGTGCGACCTCTTCGGGCTCGGCAGTTGGTAATAACTTCAGCAATGGTCTATCTAGTGGACTGAATTCCGCTGTAGCAAAGGCGCGGAGCATATGCAACACCATCAAGAGTGTTCTTAGCTCTGCAGGTAGCGGAGCATACTCAGCTGGTGTTTATATCGGCGTAGGACTTGCTAATGGTATGGCATCACAAGTGGGCAGAGTAAGGAGCATAGCTACGACTCTATCTAATGCAGCAGACGTCGCTATCAAGAAGGCGCAAATAATTCGCTCTCCATCACACAAGCAGTTCGACAACGGTGCATACATTGGACAAGGACTTGTTAACGGTATCAAGAGCAAGATAAGAGATGTAAGAGTTGCTAGTTCAAAGCTATCAGGTGCATTCTCACCTCAGCTAGGCATGGTTGGTGTTGGTGGCGGTAATCTTGGACTATCTAACGAGTACGAATACAACTCTGCTGCAAGGTACGAGATTCACGTACACAGTGAAATCGACGGCAGAGAAGTTGCATATGCGACTGTTGACGATCTCACAGAGCTACAGTCTAGGAACGAAAAGCGCGACCGCAGAAGAAAGGGAAGGTTTTAATCATGTATAAGTTTACTGATACTACAAATAATCAGACCTCTGCGGTGAGACCTAATGAGGCAATGTCGATTAACGGTAGGTATATTGAGGACATAATACCTGGATACAGAACACTAACGGTACAGGGGCGGGAACTTCTCGCCTCTGACCTTACTACTGCAGATATAGCCTCTAGGGACGGCTCAATCCTCAAGAATAAGCGATATCCATCGAGGTCAATAACTATTACCTATCAGCTAATTTGTAGCGACAGTGGGGCATTTCGGAACGCATACGACAAGCTGAATGAGATACTGAACACCACTAACGCAAAGATTATTTTTGCTGACCAGGACGACCGATTCTATATAGGGACTCCTAGAAACTGCGGAGAAGTTCCGACTGGACGTAATTCCGTTGTAGCGGACTTCGAGATTTTGTGTCTGACACCGTTCAAATTCAGCACGAGCGAATACACGGTACAGGCTATTAATGGAGTATTTAATGTTAATTACAATGGTACCGTTCCGAGCTCGCCTCTGTTTTCCGTCGATTTTGCACAAGCAAGGCATGGAGAGAGCGGATACGTGGTATTTTCTGATGCACAGAGCCATGTTATACAGCTAGGCGACCCTAAGGAACTCGATACAACCTCCCATACGGAGAGCGAGACCCTCATAGATGATAAGTTCAACGAGGCTACTCTAGGTGGATGGGGCAAAAATGTAGGTAAGTCACATGAAGGACACCTATATCAAGGTGCGTGGCAAGTCAAGGAGTCGGGTGGCAAGTACATAACCCCATCTAATTACGGCTCCAATATGAGCGCAGAACTTAGCGGACCATCTGTAACAAAAGAAATACCCTCTGATAGCTCTGGAGTTAAAGGGGCGAAGAACTTCGAAATGTCCTACTATCTAGTTTGGTCGCTTAATGATAGTTGCGACCCAAGATGCCTTGGAACATATGAGTGTATGATACACGACGACAGCGGTAACGTTGTTGCGGGAGTTGAACTACTCAAGTGGTACTCGGGCACTGCAGCGAATGCGAAGATATACGCAGGTGGCAAGTATGTGCATTACTTCGAGTTCGATGCGGGGTACTTCTCCGACTGGTTCGGGTTCGGCTACGCAGGACATCCGCCAGTAAGGACTATATCAATTAGCAAGATTGGTGATCAGTTCCGTTTCAACATAGCGGGTCGAATTCTATCGTATACGGTGCCAGAGGGTAAGGATATGAAGGCGACTAAGGTTACATTTGCCTCTACAAAGTATAGAGGTATGGGAGACACTTACCCGCCTATGCTCAACTACCTATTCTGGGTAAAGTTCAGAAAAACCAATGTCGAGAAGTTCGACGACATCCCTAATAAGTTCGCTAGGGGCGATAATCTCGTAGCTGATTGCTCGGATGGCTCTATCAAGGTGAATAACCTACCTAGACCAGATTTAGGGGCGTTAGGTAACGACTGGGAAACTCTGAAACTCGTTCCAGGGCAAAACAGAATCAACTTCGCTTGTTCTGCCTTTACTACAGATAAGCCTACCGCAAAGCTCACATATAGGGAGGTGTACCTATGATTATCTACTTTGCTGATCGCAAAATGCAGATACTGGGTCAAGCCTCCACTAATCTTAACGACGGTATATTTATTGTTGACGACAGCAAGACAGAGTATGTATCTAACGGCGTTGTTATATTCGAGGCTACTGTATGCTATGGCGATACGGCTGTAAAGGATATGCGAAAGCTCTGTACAGCGGGTAATTATTTACTTCGCAAACACGATGCAGAAAACGAATTCTACACCATTATTGACCGCGAGTTTAACGAGGAAAATAGGGAAGTTACCCTATACTGCGAAGATGCGGGAATGGACCTCTTGAACACCATAGCGGAGAAGTACGAGGCATCACAAGCCTATACCGCTGTCGGATACATTGATGAGTGGATACGAGGCACGGGCTTTGAAATCGGAGTGAACGAGATCTCGAACCTAAAGAGAAAGCTCAAGTGGGACGGAGAGAGCACTGTAGCTGAACGTATCGCATCGATTGCGACTCAGTTCGATAATGCGGAAGTGTCTTATTCGTTCGAGGTCGAGGGTATGGCAGTCAAAAAGCTACTTATCAACCTCTGGAAGAAGAGAGGCAAGGATGCGAAGGTACAGCTCCGTCTTGGTCGTGATGTAAAGAACATCAGAGACAAAGAGAGTGTTCAGACACTAGCAACAGCTCTGCGAGTTACGGGCGGAACTGCAGAGGGTGGCAATGAGCCTATAACACTAGAGGGATACAGCTACGACGACGGCGACATCTATACCGATGGTAAGCTACTCAAGTCAAGGAGTGCGGTCGCTAAATGGGGCAGTACTTGGAGCAACGGCAAGCACATCGAACGCACGTACAGCTTTGAGACCACATCACAATCAGAGTTATGTGCGCATGCGGTGACGGAACTTAAGAAGTTATCTAGTCCGACAAAAACATACGAGGTCGATATAGTAACTATGCCCGACAACCTATCTATAGGCGATATAGTCTATATTGTGAGTGACAAGGGAGAGTTATATATATCAAGTAGACTGCTCGAGCTCAAGACCTCTGTATCGGGTAAGAAGATAGAGGCTAAACTAGGTGACTTCGTAGAGGAAGACAGCGGTATTGATGACAAGGTGAGGTCGCTTGCCGATAGGCTAGCTAATCTAAATCTAACGCCTGGCACAGGTGGTAATAGTAACTACAATCTGACCGTTGAGAGTTCGAGCGGTACAGTGTTCACGGACACACTAGTTGATACGACTCTTACAGCTCATGTATACAAGGATGGGCGAGAGTTAACTGCTAGCGAAGTAGCTAACGTCGGTAAAGTTGTGTGGTACAAGGATGGTGTTAAGGCCCACGAGGGCACAACATATAGAATTCAGAACGTAGAGGCGGCAAGAGTGTCCGCTCAATTGGAGGTGTAACATGGAAATTTTAGCAACAGACAGCATAGACCTTACTTCGATTAAGTCAGTCAATGACAAGGCAATCGAGGCGGCGAAAACTGCAACGGACTACATGAAGTTTGAGGAAGGAACTGGGCTAGTCGTGTCGAAGAACGCGAAGTCGAGTGAGGGGGCATCAACGGTGCTCACCGATAACTCGTTACAAATTCGCAAAGACGGAAAGAAGAGCGCTGAATTTGCGGAGGATAGAATCAGTTTTTTTGAGCAAGACAAAAAGCTAATAGACATCAAGAGCATTAAGGATGCGCGAGATGGCGACTACAACATTAAGGGCGCATCGATTGACTGTGGAGGAATGGGCGCGGTAAATGTGTTCGCAAATAACATAACTAATCACGGTGCCTATTTGGAGCAAGGACTACACGCAGCATTTACAGCTACAGCGGGATCATATGACTATGGCACTAACACATCTAGATTCAATTCGGCGTCCGCAGACCTTACATCAATAAGCAAATCGGGCATAACATCTCTTATCGTGGAGAATGGCGGCTCGAGGGCGGATGGTGTAATCGCTAGTCTGTCGTACTCTGATAGGTTAGACGGCATTATTGAGCCTGTAATAGAGTTTGACAGCAAGGGCACCGTTATCGCTAAGGCAATAAGAGTTGATAAGATAGAGGGATTGTACGAGGATTCCAAAGTATCAGCAGGAGGTATAGTGTGGAATGTTCGCAAGTATGCTGACGGTACCGCTGTTGCAGAAGGTGAGTGGTCGGGTACAGTATCTGCTGCGAATCCTTGGGGTCCAGTATACTACTCAGGCGGTACGAAGACAGACTTACCTCCGGGCCTCTTCATCTCCACACCACTAACAAGTGTAGAGATTGAGGCACCAGACGGAGAACTGTGGGCAACTCGCAAGATGTCTACAAAAGACTACATAGGCGGAGTTTATTATGTATCGATGAGTAAGCTCACTAGAGTGGACGCAAGGATACTCTACAAAGCTACAGGAAGATGGAAGTAAATCCACAAGGTAATTAATTCTAGCGCCGTCGCAAGGCGGTGCTTTTTAATGAAAGGATAACGCGATGAAACCAGAATTCATAGGAAGTCTAGTAATTGGGCTAACCGCCTTAATTGGACTAATATCGGCGCTCAACAACTATGTTGGCAAGCCCGTGAATGAGCTCAACTCATCTATCAAGGCGCTCAACGTAAGAATAGAGAACTTGGCGGCAGATGTTACGACCGTTGAGTCTGCTGTAAAAGAGCAAGAGGCGCACGACAGAGAGTCACACTCTCGCATGTGGGATAAGCACAATCAACATGACAATAGGCTGAATGATCACGAGAAGAGAATAACGCATCTTGAACATAACAAAGGAGGTAAGAGGGATGAAAATTAATTGGAAGGTTAGATTTAGAAATAAGACATGGCTGTTAACATTTATTGCTGCCGTGCTAACTCTTGTATATAGGGCACTAAATGTCGTGGGTATAACTCCGCACGTTGCACAGGAGCAGCTTGTAGAGCTCGCAACTATGCTAGTTGGCATCCTAGTTCTGCTCGGGGTGGTTATCGATCCTACAACTAAAGGGGGCGCTGACTCTAATGTAGCAATGACTTATACTCAGCCTAAAGACGATTCGCAGAAGGCGGAAATTCGACCCGTAGCGAACGATAAAGCAATTAACTATGAAGATATCAAAGAGGGGCTAAAAGATGCGGAGGTGCTAGAAGATGGGCGTTAGGGAGGCAATCGTCAACACTGCGATTAGATACAATGGGATGCCTTTTCAGGGGGGCTCCCATAAAACTCTGATTGATGAGTTCAATAAGCATCGCCCAGACGGTTGGGCTATGACGTATACGGCTAACTTCTGCGCTGCGTGTGCCTCTGCAGTAGCTTACCTTTGCGGAATAGGTGACGCCTACCCTTGCTCTGCTAACGTAGGTACGATCGTAGCCAAGGCGCAGAAGATGGGTATATGGGTTGAAAATGACGCATACGTGCCAACTGCGGGCGACTGGATCATATACGCTTGGCAGGACTCAGGTAGAGGAGACAATACCACAGGTGCCAGTCACGTGGGAATTGTCGTATCAGCAGACAGTAGATATATCAATGTGTTTGAGTTTAATATACACAACAATCACAGCACAGGCTACCGCAAGATTGCTACTAATGGTAGGTTTATCAGAGGTTTTGTCGTACCAAAGTTCCAATCATACGGTTGGATACAAGACGGAAGGGGCTATTGGTTCAAAAGGAAGGACGGTAGCTATTATAAGGCTGAATGGCAGAAACTAGACGGAGAGTGGTATTACTTCGACTCAGACGGCTATGCTGTTACGGGTTGGAGGCAGATTAGTGGCAAGTGGTATTACTTCAACTCTGCTTGCAAAATGCAAACTGGATGGATGAGCCTCAATGGTCGTTGGTTCTGCCTTGCATCAGATGGTAGCCTATACACTAGCGGAGTTCATGAGGTTGACGGTAAATCGTACTACTTCGACGGCGACGGAGTTATGCATACTGGCTGGGTAAAGGTCGGCGACGATTGGCAGTACTTCAAGGACGACGGCACGCGAGTTGATAAGGGTATTGTTAAGGGCGACGCGGTATATATCATCAAAGACGGTGCACTAGTCACCGATGATAAGGTAACCGTAGAGGCTGATAAAGACGGTGCAATTAGTGTTATGTAGCTAATTGTGGTATAATACTAACCGAGAGAACCGTATTGATTGCGGTTGAGGGTGGATACATACAGGTTCACCTTTACTAACAAAGTGCTATACGCACCATATAAGTATTAATGGATTGGGCAGTGTGATGCCCTACCGTGTACACGTGAGACGTCGAGATTGAGAGGGTAGCGCCCTCTCTTTTTTTATTGCTCTGTACACGAATCATACACGAATAATGTAAAATTCAACTTTTTGCAAATAGCATTAAATAGCTATAAACGTTGAAAAATACGCATTTTAAATCAATCAAAACTACTTAAAATCAATATAAAAAACTCCCATGTCCTCCGCCAATATGATTAGAACCGTTGAGAAATCAACGGTTCTTTTGTTTATACACGAATTATACACGAATTTTATTAAGAATAGATAAAGCCTTGTCTTCTTCCTGGGGGTAGAAGTGGCTATAAGTATTGAGCGTCTGCTCTATGTTACTGTGTCCAAGCCTACGACTTATCTCAAGGATGTTAACTCCATTATTAGCTAGTAGTGATGCATGGCTATGTCGGAAATCATGTATTCGTATATGGTGAAGTCCAGCATCATCTGCAATACGGAAGTTCATTTTTGATAATGTAGAATCTCGGAGTGGTCGGACGCCACCACAAATATAATAATCATCGTTGAATCCCTTGTAGGTCTTGCCACGTTCTTTGTGTTCTTTCAGTATATCAATTAATGGCTCAGGCAATTGAACAACTCTATTACTAGATTTGTTCTTCGGTGGGGTCTCTCTGTCTGCGCCTTGCAGCTTCTGCGTAATGCTCTTTGTAATGCGTATAGAGTTATTCCTTAAATCATGCCAACGCAGGGCGTGTATTTCGCCTTTTCTAGCACCAGTGTAATATGCAATGGCAAAGAATACGTAATAATCATAAAAACCTATCTCTGTTGCGATATTCCACGCAGAAGAGGCATAGCGGATATACTCTTCTGGTGTGTAATATTGCAACTCTTCTTTGCGCTCATAAGCATCACGGAAGTTAGGCACTTTAGCTAGAGGGTTGCTAGACAAATACTCATTTTGAACCGCCCAATTAAGCAATGATTTGAACACTGTATATATATTGGATTTGCTTCTATGCTTTAAATCTAATTCACCAATACCACGTTTCCACTCTGATAGGTTTTGAATATTTAGCTTATTAATTCTGATATCAAGAGGGCGCACATATCTATTGAGGACTCGACTGTTTTTATCTAGCGTGCTTTCCCGAAGTTCGTGCCTTTTATCTTCTATGTATAGATCTATTAACTCCGGAACTGTAATTGTGCTTGATGGTGTATGATCAGATTTCTGCAACTGCGCCTCAAGCGTCTTGGCAGCATCAAGCCCATAGGCAACACGAGTAAGGGAATGAGCCTTACCGCTATCATCTGTATAATTAACACGGACCTTATATTTTGTTAATCCGTCTTTTTTATCCCCGGTTTTATATATAGGCATGATAACCTCCGTAAATTTCGTATATTTTTGCACTAAAAACGCCCTAATAACAACTATTTTCGTACATTAGTTGTAATATATGGGCGCTACTGATATACTTCTAATTGATATTGTGTTGTGTTATTGGTGATTACATCAATAGCTCCGAACCGCTTCTATTG